CTAAAACTTCTGCCCCAATAGAAACTGGGGTAATTAATTTTGTTTGTGGGTGAATTGAAAAATCACCCGTTTCAGGTCGAATATCGTTATTGCTACCATAATCTAGACTTAAAATATAATATTCTTTGTTATCTCTTATTATCTTTTCTACATTATTAATTGAAGCGGAAGATCTTTTGAATATCGATGTTTCATCCTGAAATAGACTCTTATTGTTTAAATCTTCCGGATTTCCATCTAAAGATTCTACTACTAAATCTTTAACAATCCTATATTCCGAATTTGATGGAATAAAAAGGTAGTCTCTTGGTTTGATTACTTCAACATCTTCTCCAAATAAACATCTAAAAAGAATTTCAAAAGAACCATCTGTTCCTTTTGAAGAGTAGAAATCTCTTGATTGTTTAATGAAGAGATTCTGATTTAATCCGGAATATAAGTTTCTATTTTCAAATCCCGGAGAAAATTGTACTTTTACTTTTTTAAAAAACTCTTTTAAGAAAAGTATGCTCAAGTTCAATACTTCAGAATCACTACTATGCGATTCAGAGTTTGATTGGGAAAATATTAATTGGTCATCTTTTAGTGGGTTTTTATATGAGGTGACACCACTAAATCCTCTTACGCAATCAATAAACGTTGTATTTGTTTTTGACTTATAGGTAATAATTTCATTACCTATTTTTAAAAGTCCATATGAATCAGGAAATCCATGTGTAGATTTTACATTTATTTCAGTAGAAAGTAAAGTTGTCTCTGAGGTAGTATAAGTATTTTCTGTAAGATTTGTAAGGTGTTCTAATTTTATGTACTTATCTACATTTTGTAAAATATCAAGAACTCCTCCCTGAGTTTCTAGCGATTCATAATACTGAGATAAAAACTCATTTACTAAAGGAAATTCTTCCCTTACAAAAAGGGGAAGTTGATTTTCTACTACTGAACTGATTTTAATTCTTGTATCTACCATGTCTTTATTTTCTTATGCGGATTCCGTTGGTGTAACTTGACGTAACATCATATGTTGATGCTGATATATCTGCACCTGAAGATATATCATCTGACTTCATCTGTATATTACTGTTATTAATATCTAGTTGCAAATAAAGATCTTGTTTTCCTATAACGTCATTTGAAACAGGAATAGCGGCAATTTCTATAATAGAATTTCCGCCAGAAGTTTTTTGAGTTGTTAATATGTTGATAGCATTAAGCAAAATCTCTCCCATATCATAATAAATTGTTCCGACAGCATTAAGTCTTATTGGCGGTGATGCTAGATTTGGTTCAGAAAATAGGAATAAAGAACCTGTCTTTAAATCTGAATTTGGTCGATCTCCCAAATAGACAGTTTGCTGCACACCCTCAACAGTAAATCCGGACGATTTAATATTGTATCCAGTTTTATCTTTAATATGGAAGGCATTACCAAAACAAATTTCATAATCTGCAATTTGACCTAATGCAGGTCTCAAATCTCTTCTCATTTGAACTTTTGTAATATTTGATGATATTGCTTCGTGACTATCATCAATAATTTTTTGGAATTTACTATATTTAAATCTCGCTCCGTATCTGTTCAATTCAGTGGAGTTTGCGTAATTGGCAATATTTGTAAGTATCGATGTTTTTACTGTATCTGAACTTTCTGCAAAATTGGAATTATAGTATGCAGTTGTATCTATCTCAACATAAAGATAATTTAGATCAAGTATTTCTGGAATGATTCCAGCAACACTATATTTCCTAAGTTCTTTTTTTAAATTTTGTTTAATGGTATCGGGAACAAATGGACCATAAAATGGTTTAATAGTAATAAAAACTTTACCGTATTGTGGAGGATTTAAGTCCTCACCACCAAATACAGATACTGATTGTGTTTCTGGATATATTTTTGGAATCAATGCTTCATAATCTGATGCGGTTACTGCTCTATTTTGTGCTGCATAAATTCTTGGAGCATATTTTTTAATCGATTCTATCGATTCTATCTCTTTCCCTCCTTCAGAGGAAATATTTGTCGTTACTAAAGAGATTCCACTTGTAATTGTTCTACTGTTATTATCTACAATTCTTCCATTAAAGATGAATGAAGAAACTCCATTTCCACTTTGTCCATTAGTAACAACATAGGAAACTTCGATATAATTTAATGGATTAAGTTTTTGACCAAAAATACCGTCACCAAAGATCAGTTCACATCTTTGGTCTTCTATTTCTTGAATGAAAAATACTCTAGATGAAGAAGTAACCGATAAAATACTACTTGCGAGTGCAAATTTTCTCGAAGTAGTGCTTGCTTGAGTATCTTTTACCGATACTGAGATTAAAGAAGTATCAATGTTTGCATTATCTAAAATAAATCTTTGTGGAGGAGAAGGATTTTCAGATTCAACAACAAAACTAGAAGTTAAAAAAGTACCTTCATAAATTTCTAAATTTTCAAATAATGCAATTCCATTAACAACAGGAACTGTTGCGTCTGAAGGTAGGATAAAAGAGTAACTTTCTGTACCAAAAACATTTGATGATGTACAAATGACACCCTTTTTAACAGTTAATGTAAGAGGTTCAGGTACAAAATTTGTCGCATCTACAAAGAATGATATTGATGCCTTTGCTGCAGTTCTAGATCTAGGGACATATCCAATATTTCTTGCTAGTGAAACGACATTCTCTCTTAATGTTGCACTATCAAGAAACACCTCATTGCTAATCATATTAGCGTTATATGATGAGATGTATGTATTATATGCTAAGACATCGATTAAAGTTGATAAATTAGATCCTTCAAAATCATAATCTGTGAAATTTGAATTGGATCTAAGATACTCTCTAATTGAAGTTTTTATCTGATCGAAATCTAGATTGGTAAAATTAACTAATGCCATTATCGTGTTGGCTGAAGTGTGAATGATAATTGCTGAGGAAGAGCATCAATTCCAATGATATAATATTCTACAGTTACGTTATAATTATTGTTATCAAAATCAGAATCAACAATCACATCAATTAATTCAACTCTTGGTTCATTTTCAATGATAGTTGTTCTTATTTCATCTTGCACAATCGATACTGATATATCGTCCATGTTTTCAAAAAGAGAACGACTTATCTTTGATCCTAAATCAGGATTGAAAAATCTTTCTCCGGGATATGTAAGAACCAAATTTCGAATTGATCGGGAAATAGACGCTTCATTTTTAAGTGCAATCAGGTCCGAATTGATCGGACTGATCTGAAAAGACATGCTTAGATCTTTAAAGCCTCTACTTACCCTCTCTGTAGGCATAAAAAATTAATAAATCTAACTTATTTATTAGGGATTTTTTGATTCATAGAGTGGTTCAGTTCCGTATTCCCAGTCATCATAGTCTTCATCATTGCGAATTTTTGCATGGATTTCGTTTTGGTGGTAAAAATCATGTTTTTTGGGGTTTAAATCATCATTTGCGATTTCTCTAAGAAGTTTTTGATCCATTTTGTGCTCCTGATTCGTTAAAATCAGAACTTTTTACGGGGTTGCTATCCCGAATTTTTGTGATTTCGTACATAAAATCGTCTGATGTCTCAATTTTGCGACGATTTTCGACAGAGTATTCGGTTAAATCGATTTCATACCCTGGATTTTTGGTAATTCTATTCTTGGTCCACGCATCATCATACCATAATATTTTATTATTTGGATATGCATAGAAATTTCCATTATCCATTTTAAAGAAGTGGGCACATTTGTGCTCTGGAGTCTCACTAAAGTTTGTATTTAAGGTAGATTTTGACTCCCATGACCAATCAAGAGTGAACATATAAGTTCCTTCATTCTTCTTTCCCTTGTAATTAATAAGTTCAGCACGTAACCCAGCAAGTCTTGAACGAACTTGGACATCAATATAAGGAGAAAAACAATCCCACCACATACACTCTTCTAATTCAGGTGCTGGTGCATCTGGTTTCCAACAAAATGCATGAATGGGTCTTCTTGTCCAGTTCACCCCATTCTCTAGAAACGCCTCAAAGAGGGGTACGTGCTTCTCTAAGGACGCTACAGAGTGTACATCGCATAAAGTTACCTCTCCATGACCTTTTTTATGATTATACAGAAATTCATTACGAATGTAGCAAGTGATTGTTGGTAAATTGTGATTCAGATATGCCATAAAACTCCATTAAAAAAAGCATGTATTGCTACATGCTTGTTAAAACTATTTACCTTGTCCGCGATACTTCTTTTTACGTCCATTACGAGATGTTGCACTAAGTAATGTGCGAGGAGAACGCCCTTGACGGGTTTTCTTTGGTGCTCCAGGTTCAAAGATAGTTTTGCTTGATCCACCTTTAGCCATTAAATTTCCTCCAATTCAATTAAGTTTATATCAAACTCTTCATCCGAGTAAAAACGCTCTGAGAGTTCATGAAGAACCTCAGTACATTCTTCTGTACTGAGGTTTATATAAAGTTTACGTCCTTTGTAAAGTACGTTGAAAGTCTTCATCAGATAATACGAGTTTTTTCATGTCCGACACGAATACGAGGATCGCACCAGATTTCAAAGCCTGCTTCTTTTGCATCAAGACAGAACGAAACATCCTCTCCACACATATCCTGAACATTGCCAGATTCAAAGACTTGCATCTTAGGAGCAAACCAAGGATACTCAAGATTCTCAAAGACACCATTCTTAATCATTACCCAACCAAATCCAGTGTAATCAACTGTAAATGGCTTGCGACGCTTTGCCATGGTCTCTAGAGTTTCATGATTCATGACTCCACCATTCTTGCGGAAGTCATCTTCTTCCAACCAGTGTGCGACAGAGGATGTGCTTCCATCTTCAGTACAGTACCATCCTGCAACAACTTCGCGCTCTGTACCATCTTCTGAAAGTGCAAGATCACAGAGTTGCCAGAACTTGTTTGTATCAAAAACGATATCCGAGTCAATCCAAAGTTGATAATCGTATTGCAGTTTTCCATCCCAAGGAATTTGCTTTGGACCACGGAGAACGTTCGCACCAAGACACTTGCAACGTGCAAAGTTAACCATGGAAGAATAATCTTGAGAAATCTGAATAGCCATTCCGTTCTGTACAAGATCAAAACAGAGTTGTACAAATGCCTTCAGAAAAATAAACGAACATCCTCTTCCAGGCAGACAGAAAACAATGCTCTTTCCTTTCATTCTTTCTTTAATAGCATCATAGTTCCAATCCTCAGTAGATTGCTTCTTTGGTGCTACAGTTTTAACAGTAAATCCTTTTGCCATAAGTCGAAATAGATTTCAGTTCAATTTTAACAGACTATATATGCGGTTGTCAATATGAAGATTCTTGGGCAACTTTCTTAGCCAGGGTAAGTTCTTCAAAGGTTAGGTCCTCTGGTTGATACTCAGTCTTGATAAGATCTATCATGTTTTTTAAAGTATTCCAGGTCACTTCAAACTCTTCCTCCTTCAGAGAATGAAATAAGCACTTTTCCTTTGCATATATGTGATATATTTTTTCTGTATGCGTCATAAAAAATTTCCGGAATTTTTTCTTTCAGTTTTATTTTGTTACTGCACTATATATCACCATTATACAAATACCCAGTGCAACAAAAAAGGGGCGCGGATAACGAATCATCCAGCCCGCTAAGACAACCTTCCAGAAATTCCAATATGGCGCTCTTCGATAGTATCTGCGTCTTTTTAAGGCATTCATATACTTCCGGAAATTTTTTTAGTGATTGATATTGACCTCGCGTTTTGTCACCTCTGTAGGTTGGGAAGGTTCCTTTTTTTATTTAAGGGGACAACGCCGCGCGGCGCTATAAACAATCGGCGGCAAAACACTGCCGAACCACTATAATCACCAAGCATAACACTGCTGCCCCCCAGTGTCAACCAGAGGGCACACAGTGACTATCAGAAGTCGATCACATCTGCGGTCGGTTCAGCATAAGCAACTGCCTGCTGATTGTCCTCGGTGAGAGTATCGAGGATCTGAAGAATCTCAGCGCCAGTGTTACCTTGATCCAGCATCGAAAGCATCACGGTCTTGGACATAATGAAGAAGAAAAGTGTTGTGAACTGTGTGTGCCTAGTTTATACTCATGCGACAGGAGTGAGTTATATCAGGCAGCGATATCTTCAGGGAGAAGATTAACTACTGCTTGGACACCAGCGATATGCAAAGTGGTGACAAATTGCATTGCTTGATTGATAGTGGGAAACTCTACAGTACGCTCTACATTGTCCTGAACGTTAGTGAAGGTGACGGTGCGTGAGTGTGTCATTTGAGTGTTAGTAACTGTGTGGACTTAAGTGTTAACGAAACTCAGAAATCGAACACGTCTGAGTTAAGTTGAATGACGTTCACTTTAGGGTCGTTGAATGATACTCCGTCAGGCGTCTTAGAGATAAGTCCTTCGATGGAATCTACGAAGTCTTGATAACTACCTGCCTCCATAGCAATGTCATACAAACCCTGGTCATTGTTGATCCAGAGAGCAACATTCCAGGTCTCGTAATTCTCCCAACCGTTATACTCAGTGGAGAGGATGTTACGCTGATAAGTGACGGTCATTTGGGATTGAGTGATGGTCATACTACTAGGACAGTTTGGAGGTGAGTAACTTTAACCGTATCGGGTCAGAGAGTGATGAACAGAGGCGACGAGATCACTTCATAAACCTCACGCACTTCCCGACCTGCGTTATAGGTCACAGTCGCTGCATTCTTCACAGCGGGGACTGCAACATTGCGGATCCAAGTGTATGCATTCAGAGCAGCGATTTGCAGACGCTCAGTGACATCATTCTCCTGCCACTTATCGGAAATCAGAGTAGCAATCACAGCGATGAATGCACACACATTCATAACAGCATCCATGTAAGAATGGAAGTGCTTTTTATAGTCAATGTTCACAAGGGTTTCAGTCAACTTATGTGCGGGAGGGAATGCCTCAGTGAAAGTGACGATTTGAGCAGTGTTCATGATAACGAAAGTGAAAGAGTTTGTGATGAGAACGCCGTGTAGAGTGTGGCGCCCTCATACTACTAAGACACTTTGAAGGTGAGTAACTTTAATGCCCTAGCAATCACCAACGGTCGGGTGTACTTAGATCCTCCACGTAAGCATCACACTTCTCTGCAGGTTCCAACTTGAATAACTTCTCCCAGTCAATCTGGTGCGGGTCGAAGTCACCGAACACGGATAGATCCAGAGTGACTCTATAACGCTGCTTCTGCGCTTGTGAATAGGCAACCGACATAAGTACGCTCCTTGTGTGTTATGGGAGTAGTATAAAATGCCTTGGGATTCTTGTCAAGTCCTAGGGTGTATTTATGGGCGGGGTGTGGATTTTGGCGCGGGAATTGTGGGGATTTTGTGACGCGGGGGTTCTTGACATTTGTGCGGAGGTGTGATACAATGCAGGCAAAGATCACAAGACCTGAGCACATTTAAATGACTATAAACGCAAGGTCCAGATACATTTAAATGACTATAAATGCGCAGGATACTATAACACTTTTCCACAATTACATCACTTTCTGTGGAAACTGTGGAAAACGATTTAATCAACACAACTATGTTTTTTAATACATTTTTAATTGATTTCATATCATTTTAACGTTATATTCTACTAAAAAGCATAAAAAAAGACCCCGAACATGGGGTCTCAGTGTTATAATCAATCAATCCCTAATCGGTATTGAGCATAACGCTTTGCATCCTTTCTTGTCTTGAAACGTGCTTGCTTTCCATCGAATCTTAGAGGTTCAAACTTATAACGAACCTTGTTCTTGTGTATAATCTTTCGACTGTAAAAGTAAAGAGAGAACATACCTTCTTGCTTCTCATCTTTCGTCTTTTCCTTGTTAATGATGAACGGAAGATTAACGGTGGTGAGAGTAATCATAATCAGTTAATTGTAGTGAGGTCGATGACAGTAATGATCTCTACTTCAGTGATACTATTATCGAAATGTTCTTCCCATTCTTTATACAAAGCATAGGACTCTTCAATTAGATTTTGATGAACAAGATACACGATTCGACATTGCACTTGCTCAAGAATGTTGGCAATCATGGTATCCTTTTGAAGTTCAGTCATTTGCATCAGAGATTACAGGGTTGAGTATCAGGAAGTTCTTGAACTTTCTCTTGAACAGTGATAACTGAATTGTTTGGAGTTAGGTAGTCTGTCTGTAAAAGATTCGGACCAATGAGTGATTGACCGATGATAGTTGATGCAATGAGAAGATCAATCATTGTGCGTTTTAGTTGTGAATCTACCGATGCTTTTCAAATCCCCTTTCCATACCTTCAAAAAATGAGATACAGA